AAGCGCGGCTCTGTACCGCCTTCGCCATCAGGCACACTTTGATTGCAATATTTACTAATTTCGTAAAGTGTCCACTTATCGATCTGGGCGTTAGTAACAAACCTGCCTAATCCGTACCTAGACGAGACAATTAAGTCACGCAAAATCCAGGCTGGATCAGCACACCAAGCGACCTGAAAGGTGCCATCCCAGACACCGGAATAGCTAATGCTGCCGTCATCAGCAACAGTGCCGTTGCTAGGGATTTGTACCTTGATGCCTTTGATGTCATAGGCACGGGTTGGGATAGATGCAAACTGCGAAGCATCAAACCGCAGGCCAACCATGGCCGACAGCGGGTAACGCAGCTTGGCGTCAATGATTTCCGTAAAACCTGCAAAGTTCAGCAGGCGAACGTTATTAGCACCATCGTTAATGCCTGAAGTGCGCCGCAAACGAATATCCCAAGGTGCATCACCCGTCAGCTCAATGCGGTGTGAACGCTCATAGGCGCTCGTGCACTTGCCGTTGACGCTGGTATCGATCTTGGTGACATAACCGCCACCATCAGCCTGCACATCAATGGCGTAACCCAAAGACGTGGCTTTTAGGCCGTTGTCAACGCGAAATAACTGACCAATCGAGATGCGAACGTTGACTGCATCTACATCAGAGTCAGTAACCGTACGAACGACGGAATCATCAACAGCATCGCCCACAGCTTGATTAACACTGACCGCGTTTTCGCTGCTAGCAAAACCGGGAATATATTCCTGCGACTGTGTTCCTACGCGCGACTCAAAATCGTCATAGGTAAAGTTATCGCTATCATCGCCATTGCGTAAAACTGTATCGTCAAAAAAGATTGATTTACGTGCATCACTTTCTACAAAACCTTCAATCTCACCTTCACTAATTAAATCAATCAAGCGAATGCTTGATTTGCTGAACAACGAATTGGCATCGTCTTCCCGTTTGGCGGCCTGCACCACAACGGTCTGCTGAACAACAGGCTGCGGAGCAGGTGCGGGTTGAGACCGGCGACCACCACCGGAGCCAGCAATACGTTTCGCCATTAGATGTCTGTGGTGCTAACGCCTGCTGATATGACCACGCTACCGACGCGCATACGCCCGTAGCACAAAGGCACTGGATTTCCTTGTGCAGTCAAGTTGACAGCGCCGTTATAGATGTAGCTAGAGCGGTTGTCGGCAGGATCATTACGCGCCGGGTCAAATGAATTACTGCGCGGCGTAGCCGTTATGCCCGGCAGTTCGGCCGGTTGCGGCGAAATAAGTTGGCCAGTTCCGTACAAAATCAAACCGGCACCAATAGCGGATGCTGCTGTACCAAGCACCGTGCCAATACCAGCGCCTGCAGCGGCGCCACCTAGGCCAAAGGTGCCAAACAGGCCAGCGCCAGGCAGCAGAAACGACACGGCGACCAAGGCCACACCGGCCAAAACCGTGCCTACGCCACCGCCACCAGCACCAGCCAATACGGGCGTAATACTGATCTCTTCTTGAGAACCTGTGGGGTTATGTACTTCCTGTACATCTTGCAGGCCAAAGCGGCCGACCTGAACGATGTACGCAATACCGCGCTCACCAGCAGTGGCTAGGGCTTGCTGAAACCCTTCAAAGTTGCAGCACAACGCCCGGATCGCTTCTGCCGGAGTATTGAGATCAAAGTGATGCACCCGGCCAAACTGCTTGCCCAGCTCACCACGTAGCACCACTTTTTTCATAGCCGACTCCGGTGGCGAAGGATGTGGGTGGTGTTCTTTCGATAATAGCCAGACCACAAATCACGGCTAGAAAGCCTGCGTTCAAGGTGCTGCAAAATCAAGTCGTCACCGATGTAAATGGCGACATGATTAGAAACTGGCGAGACAATTTGCATCAACAATGCATCGCCATATTGCGGCTCTGATTCTGGGTCGACTGCCACAAAATCTTCGTTGGCAAAGTTCTCGACAAAGGTGTTCATGCCTTTGTGCCACCATTCGCCATGACGGTCATAGTCAGACAGCTCAAGGCCCCACTCCTGTTTGTACCAGTCACGAGCAAGGGCGTAGCAGTCCAAGGTGCCGTAACACCACTCACGGCCAATCAAGGGCGCCTGCCAGCCTTCTGGCTCGTAGCTAGCCCATAGCCCAGTAGGCCAGCCAACAATGTGCCAGGGCACGCCTGACTCTTCCATAGCGGCACGATCAGCCATGCTCGCCTTGGGTTTCATGTTGGGGTGACTGTGCACCACAGCAGTGATTGCACCTGCGTCGTCGGCGGCTGCGTAATCACGCGGATCCATGACGAAGTGCATTTCTTCTGTCGCACCGTTTCGGCACGGCCAATAACGCTCACGGCCTTTGACGATGACAACCAGACCGCAGGCTTCACGTGGATACTCTTCTGCCGCGTGTTTTTCTGCGGCAGCCTTGGTTTCAGGCTTCATCCAATCAGTCCCGCACTTGGGAAGCCGCCGTAAGGCAATTGCGCGTTCTGGCCAAACCGCAACTTGCAACTGGTTAAACGGTGGCCGCACACATCATCGTCTGCACTAGCCACTTCTTCGTCGTCAATGTTGAAGTAATTAGTTCCGGTGTAACCGCAGCCTTCACCCTTGTACGTCCAAGGGCAAATGTTTTGGATGATTTGCCTGCGGGGTAGCTTGACACCTGCAACGTCAAATGTTGCTGCAAGCTCGAAGGTAACGATGTCGCGGTTTTCTAAAACCTTGCGGTCGACAATATAAACTTCACGCGGAAATTCCGCATGTGGGTCTGCATCGGCATTTGTTTCGTCCGAAAAGTTGGCCGCGTCTAAATATTTCTTGAGCGTCCTAATCCGTGTGACAGTGGCGCCGACCAGATCGTTGTGATCAATAATCAGCGTTGTAATCAAGCTCAGGATGTTGCTGATGCTGATTGTTGGCCGTGGTAGCTGGCCATTGCCTTCGTAAGTAAAACCACGAGCTTCGATCGGATAGCGCGTGTAGGTATCGCCGTTCCAGACAATGTTGCCGTCAATGTCTTCGTTGACGCCTGAATGAAAGCGATAAACCTGATCGACCCCAACACTTGTTGCTGTGCCATCAAGCTCAAACAACTCAATAACAGCGCTGGGTTGCAGCTTGTTCAGCTCTTCACCAACAGCACTAACTGCTTCCCAGGTGCAAGTGCCATCTTCAATCTCTGTGCCGCGAACAATGGGCCAGGGATCAGGTTCTGACGAACCACTGGTGCCCGCAACCTTGCAGCGAAAGACAAGGCCACTGGATTGAACAGTGGTGGCACGCCGGACATCACCGACGCTGAATGCTGTACTAGCTGCCCAGGCGGTGAATGCCATTACGGTTCAAATACCTGCTCAAAGGTGGCTGTGATCGTATTGATGTCTGCGTATTGATGCTCGCGTGACCAAGACCGACAGACGAACTTATAAGTGTCGGAATCGTCGATAGGAGACCAGTCAAACGACTCAACACCTGCACGAGCATCAAGGAAAGTCTCAATGTCGTCTGCAGTGCTGTTGCTAGCAGCAGACCAACGCAGCTCCCAAATTTTGGGGTTTTGGTTGATCCCAAACGTCACACGTTGTTCGTAGCCATCACCAAACTTGGCAATGCGAACGTTAGGTTGTGATTTCTTTTGTGCGCCGAAGTCAGGCGTGAAATTGAAGGTAGCCATTAGCTAAGCAAGCCCCCTGGACGCTTCTGACGGATCAGTTCTTGACGCACTGCAGCGCCTAATGCTTCGCCCAGTTTATTGGCATTGGGTTGATCGCCCTGCACCTGTGATCCGCTGGCATCAACGTTGACGGTGATGTTGCCCATGCTGCCGCCGTCTTTAACCTTGACAGGGATGCTGCGGCCATCAGGCAGGGGTACATAGGCTTCTGGGGTGCTGCCTTCGCCAAACATTGCCAGTTGTGGGCTGTTGGCAATGCCGCCACGTGCGTACTTGCGGAGCGGGACAGGGCCGCGCTGGCTCATGATGCCGCCCATGGAGAACAAGCTTGGGAACAGGCCTTTGCCAAGTGCCTGCATTCCAAAGTTGATCAACATTTTGCCGATCTGTTTCAGCAGGTCACTCATTACTTCGCGGAATGATTTTGCCTTGTCAATAAGACTGATCAAGGCGTCACCCATTCCTTGCGCAAAGGTAGTGACAATGTTTGCCGCCAGTTTTTGGCTTTCTGACTGCTTTTTGTTCAGTTTTTCATAGGCTTCATCAATTCGAGCCAACTGCTCTTCAGTCAGATTTCGACCGTCTTTTTGAAGCTGCTGTATGAGCTGTTCTTTTTGAATCTGTTGAGCTTGTTTTTGGTCAATAATTCCAGCTTCAATCTCAAGGTTTTGTATCACCTTTTCTTGTTGCTGAGCTATTTCGCCCTGTTTGATGACTCGGGAAGCCAAGCCGGAACTGATTTGTTCTCCAATGCTTCTAGCTTTGTCATCAAAAGCGCGTTTGAGTTCTGCAAGCTTTGCAGCCTTTTCGTTGACTTTTAAATTGCTCTGCTCAATAGCAAGTTTTTTTGCGGCGTAGTCAAGTTCTAATTTTCTGAATGGCGCCATTTCTGCCGCAGCCGCTTCTCTGGCTGCTCGTAGTGCCGGAGAAATATCTTTGCGATCACCACCAGGCGTTGTTGGCTCTGTTTTAGGCAGGCCAGGCTTTGTTTTGCGTCCGCTTTCAATGGCAGCGTCTATTTTTTGAAGCGAATAATATTCATCGGTAAGTTCAGTCAAGCGTTCCCTGAATTGTTTTATTCGTGCATCTATACCTGAAGTATCGCCACCCCTTGCAGCGATTTTTGCTCGCCTTTCATCAAAAGCCGTAAGCCTTTCGACTGTTACGCCAATCCGCTGGGTAAGCCTTGCCATATGGTCGGCTTTTGTCAGACCAAAGAAATCAATAAATGCTTTTGCTGCACCATTAATTGCGTTGGCAATATCTGCAAAAGTCGATTGAAATGCTGCGCCAATTGGGGCTAGTAGCTGTCCAACTGTGGCCGACATCTCTGACAAGGCAGTTGTCAACCTGTCACCGGCAGCCATTGGGCTATCGGCGAGCACCTTGGCCGACACACCGTATTCTTTGAAAAGTTTTAGCGCAAAAGTTTGAAAATCTTGCAGGCTTACTTCACCTTTCTCAAGTGCTTTGTCTAACTGGGCTGGCGTCATCTCCAGCGACGAAGCAAACAAAGTAAAGGCACCTGGAAGACGCTCACCAATTTGCTGACGAAGCTCTTCCGCAGAGACCTTGCCTTTGCTGAAGACCTGCGATGTTGCGGTCAGCGCCGAATCAAGATCTTGCAAGCTTCCGCCTGTACCGCGAATACCGGCGGCAACACCAATAAATGCAGTTTCTGCATCAGAAACATCGCCACCAGCGCCAATAACCGAAGCAGAAAGTTTCGTAAATTGACGGGTGAGAATGTCTTGCGGTATAGCTAAATCTTTGCTTGTTGTAGAAATAAATTTCAACGCACGTTGGTACTCAGCAGCGTCTTTAGTGACAAGCTTCAACGCCAATCGCTGTTTGGCCAAACCTGCTGAATACTCTGCAAGGCCACCTAGCTGCTGCCTAACGGTCCCAACAGTTGCGCCAAACGCTGCGCCTGCAGCAACTCCACCTGGGCCAAAAGGAAGGCCCAGTGCGCCACCAATAAGTCCTTCAGGGCCGCCAAAAATACCGCCAGCCAAAACACCGCCAACGCCCTTGGCAATGCCCATTGCGCGACCTTGGCCACGCCTTCCTTGAGCTTTTGCAGCTTGTCGCTCAAAACGTTGAGCTTCTGCAGTTGCTTCTTTGAATTCTTTGGTTGTTATATCAACGCTATTTGCCAGCTCACGCCATGCCCGCGCATAGTCATTTAGACCATTAATGCTCTTAGTTCTTATCTGTGAATCGTTTTGCTTAAGTGTCGCGGCAAGATCTTTGAACTTTTTATTCGATACAACAGAACGCGATGCAACATCATTCAGCTTTGCACTGAGCTGAGTAAGCGCAACATCACCTTCTTTCTTAATGCGGAGCCGAATCTCAGAAGTGATGCTCATTTGCGTTCCGCGTTTAGGACCGACAGCGCCGTCGTTTCCATCACCTGTACGCCTTCAAATACAGCGACAGGATCCTTGACTGAATACAGCTTACAGAGCCATTCAAGACTCGGGTAGTTCAACCCTGTCAGCCCAGCCATGCTTGTATGCCACTGGGTCGACATACGGATAAACATCAGCACTGTTTCCCAGTTCTCTTCCCACACTTCACAGTCCTGCTCAACCGCTTCTAAACGGGCAGCAGCAATCTGCTCTTCGCTTGCGCCAAGCGCTTTTAGATCTGCTTCTCTCTCGTCAACAACGCCGCCTTTGGCCCAATACCTAGCGGCGTCTTTTAGTTTTTTGCCGTCACCCCAGTGACGCTGTCTGCATAAGCCTGGATCAGGCCGCGCAGCACATAGGGGTCATCGCACAACTGCTTCTTGTTGCGCTCAGTGAACGGGACAGCTTTGCCGTTCTCGTCGTTGATGCCTTCCCAGCCAAGCAAAATCTCGTCAACAAGAGCATCATCACCCTTGTCAACGAGATCGTTAAAGCTTGAGCGGCTGATCTTTTTGAAGACTGCTTCAAACGCCTGGGTTTCAAACTGGTTGCCGTCAACAGGGACTTCAACCTTTACTTCCCATTTGTAGGAAGCAGTCTTCTTAAGAACGAATGCCACGCAGAATCAGGTGAAAACAAGCGACAGCTCGTCGTTGCCACTGGTGCTGGGCAGAGCCAGATAGGGCATCGAAAGCGAAACTACGCCGTTGGTATCACCGTAGGATACTCCAGTAATATCAGTCTGGGCAGTGGTCAGGCTGACAATATTGCCAGCGGTTGCACCCAAAACAACATTGCTGGAAGCAGTAGAAGCAGCCACTGCATCAGCGAAGAAGTCAGTAGTGCCAACAGCAGGCGCTTCAATCACCGCAGTGCCACCAGGAGCACGGTTGGTAATCAGCACTTCCTTGCTGGAAGCGGTCTCCTTGTAGATCAGCTCGTTGTTAAGAGCCAGATCCAGAGACTCAATGCGCTGACTGGTCTCACCGAAGAAGGTGGCCGTAGTCATGTTGGTGTCGTTGACTTCCAGCGCTGCAGCCTGGTTGGCAACAGTGAAAGTGCCGGACAGGGCAGTGTCATCAGGAGCGTTGTAGATCCCGATGAAGTTGAAGCTGGCAGTAGCAAACTGACCAGCGGTGAAGTTAAAGGTCACCGAACCACGGGAGCCGGTGATCTTGTGACGGGTGCCGTCGTAGAAGCAGTAGATGGTGACCGAGTCAAAGCTGCTGCTCACGCCTGCGTAAGTAACGCTGGTGCTTGCAACGATGGTCTCAGACAGGCCGCAGGCCTTCAGCAGGGGGCCAAACGCAGGTGCAGTACCAGCACTGCCAGAGCCAGCCAGCTCAACGTCAAAGGTGACACTCACTCGCTTGTTGGCCACCAAGGTGCCACGAGTGCTATTACCGATGAAACCTTGGAAAGCAGAAGCCTGAACGTTGTCAGACTCAATGGGAGTCACTTCCAGGTTGGTGACCTGAATTGCGTCAGAACCGCCGACAGGAGTCGGGTCAGTCCCGTACGTCGACTCCTCCTTCGCGATCAGAAACTTCTTCCGAGTTAGTGCCATTGTCTGTTGGTGCGGGTGACTTTGTAATCAGTGTAAGTTTCCCAGTTTTAGGGTCAAACAAATAGCTGCCGCCCGCGCCGGGATTGGGAACTTCCTTACGAATTTTAGCCATGGTCTCAAGTGCTAGTTAGGTCAGTTCTGCTAGTGCGATAACGCACTAAATAGTCTTGTGTGATGACACCCAAAGGCACATCAGCTTCATACAGGCTGAACTCTGTACGGTCAGGTGTCAAGTCAAGTGCATTGCCATTGCACGTTTGATCTGCCATCAACTTGGCGTGCACAAGCTGCGTAAATGCATCTGAGCTGTCATCAGGCAATGCAGCACGAACAAGGGTCGTCACCCTGACGCGCATCGTGTGATCAAGCTTGTCGAAGAAGTTGGTATCTACCGGCTGGTCATTAACAGGCTCAATGATGATTGCTGGCACTTCACCGCGAGCCAAAGGCTCAACCCGTGAGCGATAAATGGTTGCCGTTGTAATGGCATCCAGATTCGTCTTCATCCGGGCAAGGATCTTTTCGCGGACGGTATCAGCCATGTTTAAGCAGCAGCGACTTGGTACACGTTTAAAACAACGCTAGGTCGCGATGGGCGGGTGTACGGATCAGTAATCGCAGCCCCAGCTCGCAAAGAAACGTTGGCGTTACTAGGCGCCCATATCAATTCGATGTAATCCTCTTTAGCAAGCGTCAACGTGTGATCAATAAGCAAGTTGTTGTTGCCGCGAACGCCGCCGTGTTTTTCGATAATGCTGGCAGCAGTAGTCGTCCGCTCAACGTCACCATCACTGCCGCTGTTATTTCTTCTCAACCAAAAATGTGCATCGTGAATTTGCGTGT